GCCGATCTGCTGGTTCTGGCGGGCGAAGCCGGAGGCGTTCTCGACCGGCTTGGCCAGTGCGGTGACGGCGGTGCCGAGTGTGCCGCGCGCTGCCTTGAACGAGGCGCCGAGTTTCTCGCGCTTCTCCAGGTTGGCGGTGCGCTTGGCTTCGACACGCTCCAGCGCTTCCTGTGAGGCGCGCAGCGCATCGGCCTGCGCGCGCATGCGGGTGTATGCGGTGCCCGACTTCTTCATCGCGGCGAGCTTGAGCTCCAGCTTGCCGGCTTCATCGCCGAGGCGCTTCACGCCATCATTGGCGAAGGACAATGCGTCCTTCAGCGACTTGGACACCTCACCGCCGATCGTGATCGTTGTCGTTTGAACGTTACTGGCCATGTACCGGCAATCCCTGAATCCACCAGATGAACTTCGACACCCGCAGTGTCATGATTTCGCGCAGGCCCCAGCCGGTATGACCGGCCAGAGCAAGCACTCCCTGCCTGATCTGTGGCAGGGTCAGGTGGTAAAAAGCGCGACGCCTGCCTGCAGTCGTGCGTAGTCGCGCAACGGCATCTTGCGCACGTCGTCCGGCGAGATCTCGCACAGGTTGGCGATCATCCGCACCTCACGCTGGGCGTCGCTGCCCTTGTCGTCCTGGTAGCGCTCCATGTCTTCCACGGTCGGCTCGCGCATGCGCAGCACGGCGGTTTCCATGCCATTGACCTGGCGCGGACGGGTGAGGGTGATCTCGGCGAATCCATCGCGCTCGATGACGGTGTCGGTGGGGGTCTTGGTCTTGCTGGACATGGATGCGTTCCTGGAATGCGATGCGGTGCGATGGATGCGGGGGCGCGAGGCGCCCCCGGGTTCTTCGGTGCGGCGTGGGCTCAGATGCCCAGCGCGCCGCGGATGCCGGCCAGGACGTCGACGCCACCCTGGCGGGCGATCATGTTGACCACGTCGATCTCCTGCACGACCTGGGCACCATGGGTCAGCTTGTAGTAGCTCAGCGCCAGGCTGACCTTGATCGTGCCCTTCTCGCCGACCTTGGTTTCGCCACGGTCCAGCAGCTTCACCTTGCCGCGCATGTTGTGCACGACCTGGGTCACTTCGCCGTCGTCGCCTTCCAGTGCCTCGCGGGCGGTGAAGCCGTATTCCTTGCTTTCGATGACGTGGAACTTGCTCATGATCTCCGCGTCGTCGGAGGCGAACTCCACATCGGCGGTCAGCTTTTCATGGCCGAGCACGATCTCGGTCGGGGCCAGCATGCCGCCGGCCTGGAAGTCCTCGGTCTTCAGCGACAGCTTGGGGGCGGTGAAGGACATCACGCTGCCGGCATAACCCTTGCCGTCGACGTAGAAGTTGAAGTTTTTACGGATCTTGCGCGCCATGCTTAGAAGATCTCCGAGACGTAGTTGTTGTTCATGTGCATGCGGAAGGTCAGCTGCTCACCCGGGTAGGTCGGAGTGAAGTCGAAGTCCCAGTAGAAGCGGCCCTGGGCCACGCTGTCCGCTGCGTTCAGTTCCGGGTCGATCCAGCAGTTACCGCCGAGGATCGCGCCCTGGGTCTTCAGGCCGCGCAGGAAGGCATTGACGCCCTCGCGCACGTCATCGACATAGGTCTTGCTGATGCCGCGGTCGACGGCCCACAGGTGGGCGGCTTCCAGGCTGTCGGCGATGATGTCGGCGGTGCGCACCACGCACAGGAACTGCCACTTCGGATCGATGCTGGTGGTGCGGTTGCCCCACAGGCGGAAGCCCCCTTCGCGGATGACCGTGGCCACGTTGGCCTGGTTCAGCAGGTTGGCGCGGCTGGTGGCATCGGACAGGCCGAAGTCGATCGCACGCGCGGTACCGACCACGCCGTTGAGTTCCAGGTTCGACGGCGACGCCCACCAGCCGCGCTCGTTGTCGCTGCGGGCGATGGCACCGGCCACGGCACCGGAGGCATGGCGGGTGACGATGGCATCACCGGACTGCACCAGCAGCGCGGGGTCGACCCCGTAGACGCGCTTGGAGCCGGTCAGGGCGGTGGTGGAC